CAGAACCAGAAGAAACGCAAACACCACAAAAAGAAGAAGATCCAGAAGAAAAGGTAGAAGAAGAGAAAGCATCGGAGCCTAAAGTATCAAAGAAAGAAAAAGCTGCTACCAAAATAGTAAAAAAAATTGACGATAAAGCAAGGTATGATGACGCTGCTCAAACTAAAACATTAATTGTGATGCAAATACTAGGAAACACAAAAACATTTTTTGATAGTCAATCGTACCTTCAAGATACAAATGTGACAGAATATTTAAACAAGACAATAGACGATCAATATGGTATGCTATTTAATATGGCACAAGATAATACAATTTCGGAGATGATAGATGCCCAGTATTGAGTATAGCGGGATGAAGATTACCGGGGGGAAGGTGTTTGCCATCTTTACTTTACTAGGTGCTCTTGGTGGTGCTGCATGGACAGGCTTCACTTTCTATCAAGATTATCTCAACATGAAGGAGAAGATAACTCTATATACTGAGCCAGACCTCTCTCAATATGATGAAGGTATGGCTGTGTTAAAATCAGAAATAGATATGATACTGCAAGAAATAACTATAATTAGTGACGTAGCACGTGATATGCGTTCAGATATGAAGGCTGATTTACGTCAACAATCTGGAGATATTCGACACATAACTGAAATTGTAAATGATGTGGAAGATAGGCAAAAAGAAGATAATAGAGAGCTTCTTAATGAAATGAAATTACTAGAAGAAAGTCTTGACTTAAAGATAGATAAAGCTTTAAATAACCCTTTAAGTGGAATGTCCGCTAAAACAAAATGAGGAGTATATCAATGTGTGACTGTAAAACAGATCAGGACTGTATATGTCGTTTAAGATAGAACTTAAAACTATTCTACCTTATGTTGTTTTAATAGCAACAATTGGTATGACATGGGGTATGTGGTCAGAGAGACTTAATGCAGTGGAAAAGAAAGCTGATAGTGTTGCAGAAATGCAACAAGATATAGCTATTATTAAAAGTAAAATTCTTGATATGGACGATAGAGTTGCATGGATAGAAGAATTTTTAATTAAAACCTCAGATTTTTAATGGCCATATCTAGGGCCCAAGTCTCTAAACAAGTTTCTAAACCACCCCAAAAAAAGAAGTGGTCTATGAAAAGAAAAAGAAAAATTAACTGTAACAACCCTAGAGGTTTTAGTGAAAAAGCACATTGTGCAGGAAGGAAAAAAAGATGAAACAAGCCAAAAAGAAAATAAAAAAAGTAATTAAAGGTTTGAAGAAAGCTTCTAAATTACATGCTGGTCAAGCTAAAACATTGAAAGGAGTCATAGGTGGCGGATCCAAAAACGGGAACGGGAAAAAAGCCTAAAGGCTCTGGAAGAAGATTATATACGGATGAGAATCCTAAAGACACTGTCGGCATTAAATTTGCAACTAAAACTGACGCTAAGAACACGGTTGCGAAAGTTAAAAAGGTTAAGAAACCGTTTGCGAGGAAAATTCAAATCCTTACTGTTGCTGAACAAAGAGCAAAAGTAATGGGTAAAAATGAAATTGCTAGCATTTTTAAAAAAGGAAAAGAAAGTATTAGAAAATCACATAAGACTTAATGAATAGTTGGTAGATCAAATTCGAAATCCACTATAACTGTTAAATCTTCATTTTCTGGTTTTGGGTCGCTCATTCTATAAAAATATACGAAAGGAAAAATAATGGAAGAACTTAATGTAGTATATAAACTACAAAGATATTTAAAACAATCTATCCAGGACTGTACGGATACCATTTTGTCAGGTGTTGACAGTCTTGAAAAATATCAATATCTTATTGGCAAAGTTCAAGGATTTGAACAAACACTACAGGAACTCTCTAACCTGCTAGATAACAAGGAGCAAAACGATGACTAAACACGCACTACAAGAGAAATATAAAGAAGAGGATAAAAAACAAGCAGAAGAAGATAAGAATAAAGTTAGAGCTGAAAATCTATCTAAAGAAGTATTAGAAAAACTGCCCAACCCTTCTGGTTGGAGAATATTGGTATTACCTTTCGAACCTAAAGATAAAACTAAAGGTGGTATTATCATAGCTCAAGAATCACTAGACAAGTTACGAATAGCTACTAATTGTGGTTATGTTATAAAGGTTGGACCTTTGGCGTATAAAGATGAAAATAAATTTTATACTGGCCCTTGGTGCAAAAAAGGCGATTGGGTTATTTTTGCTCGATACGCTGGATCACGGCTCCCGATTGAAGGTGGAGAAGTGCGATTACTAAACGATGATGAAGTCTTAGGAACAATTAGTAACCCTGAAGATATTCTACATCATATATAAACATAGGAGAAAACTATGCCCGAAGAACTAAAAAGAGAAGAACCAATGGTTGACGTTGGTGAAGTAGAGGGAGCAGAAATAGATTTAGATAAAGATAATTCTGCACCAGAACAAAAAGAAGAATTACAAGTTGAAGAAACAACTGATTCGGGAGAAGATACAACACAAGAAACTGAAGAAACAAAAGAAGAAGCACCACAGAAAGAAGAACTTGAACAATATAGCGAAGGTGTAAAAAAGAGAATTGCAAAGCTTACACGTAAAATGCGTGAAGCAGAACGTCAGAAAGAAGAAGCGATTACCTATGCAAAAGCAATAGCAGATAAACAAAAAGAACTTCAAGACAGATATCAAAGTTTAGATACAAACTATGTTTCTGAATTTGAAAATAGAGTAAAATCAAATCTTGAAGCAGCTAAAATAAAATTAAAATCAGCTATAGATGCACAGGACGTAGATGCTCAAATAGCAGCTCAAACAGAGATATCTTCTTTGACCATGGATGCTGCAAGATTAAATCAAGTCAAAGCACAAAAACCTACTAGGTCTTTACAGGAAGAAGAAAAACCTGTCGCACAACCACAAGGAGGTTATGCTAATCCGAGTCAATTAAAAGAAGCTGCACAACAAATGGACCCTAAAGCGGAAGCCTGGGCAGCTAAAAACACTTGGTTTGGCACTGATAATGCTATGACTTATACAGCATTTGACATACACAAGAAACTAACTGAGGAAGAAGGATATGACCCTTCTAGTGAAGAGTATTATCAAGAAGTGGATAAAAGGATAAGACTTGAATTTCCTCAAAAATTTGGTACAACAGAAAATACTACACAAGAGAAACCTTCTCAAACTGTAGCTTCAGCCAAACGTCCGGCAATGACAGGACGCCGTAAAACTGTGAAACTCACACCATCACAGGTCGCAATAGCTAAACGATTAGGTGTGCCACTTGAAGAATATGCGAAACAATTAGTCGCGAAGGAGGCATAAGCATATGGAAAACGAAACTAAGATAAATAAAACTTCCCGCGCGAGTCAAACTCGAGTTAAAGAGTCTCGAAAACAAGTTTGGACTCCTCCATCATCTTTAGATGCACCCCCTGCTCCAACAGGATACAGACACCGTTGGATAAGAGCCGAAAGTATGGGCCTAGATGATACTAAAAATATCATGGGTAAAATGAGGTCTGGATGGGAATTAGTGAGAGCTGATGAATATCCAGAAGAAGATTTTCCAACCGTACAAGACGGAAAACATAGTGGGGTAATCGGAGTTGGTGGCCTACTGCTAGCTAGGATACCGGAAGAGATCGCAAAATCTCGAGAAGAATACTTTAAACAACAAGTAGCTGATCGAGAACAAGCAGTTGAAAACGATCTTATGAAGGAGCAGCATAATGCGATGCCGATCAATCAAGATCGACAGAGCCGTGTAACTTTTGGTGGCTCCAAGAAGAACTAATCTTTTAGTTATTCCGAATCATCAATTAAACTAACAAAGGAGTAAAACAAAATGGCAAATCAAGATAGCCCAAATGGTTTGAAACCTGTTGGTAAGATTGGACAAAACGCAGATAACCAGGGTATGTCCGAATATCAGATAGCAGACAACGAAGCGTCTTCTATCTTCCAAGGCGACCCTGTTATACCACAAGCCTCTAACACAGGTTTTATTGATGTGGCTGCTGCTGGCAATACACTACTAGGTGTATTTTGGGGATGTAATTTTACAGATCCAACAACCGGAAAACCAACGTTTCGAAACCATTACACACAAACTAATATCACTTCTGGTGATATTGACGCTTTCGTATATGACGATCCTTACGAAAGATTCGAAGTACAAGGTGATGGTGCTTCAGCAAGAACAGATATATTTAAAGTAGCAGATATCGTGTACGCTGCTGGTTCAACAGTAAATGGAACATCCAATGTTGAATTAGACGTGTCAGATTTAGCTGCAACTGACGGCCAACTAAGAGTTGTCGGTATATCTACTGATCCGAACAATAGCGAATTGGGTTCTGATAATATAAACTACATTGTTTATATCAACGAACACACATTCCACACAGCATTATAATAGGAGTAATTAAATTATGGCTATATCACGTAATCAACTAGTTAAAGAACTAGAGCCAGGTTTGAATGCACTATTCGGCTTGGAATACAATCGTTATGAAAATCAACACGAGGAAATCTACACCAAAGAAACTTCAGACAGAGCTTTCGAAGAGGAAGTAATGTTAAGTGGTTTCGCCGGTGCTAGTGTTAAACCAGAGGGTTCTGGCGTTGTCTATGACAATGGTCAGGAAACCTACACAGCAAGATATCAGCATGAGACTGTTGCATTAGCTTTCGCAATTACAGAGGAAGCTATTGAAGACAACCTTTATGATAGACTGTCAAGCAGATACACAAAAGCTTTAGCACGTTCAATGGCTAACACCAAACAGGTGAAAGCAGCTAACGTATTAAACAGAGCTTTTAACTCTAGCTTTGCAGGTGGTGATGGTAAGGAGCTTTGTGCTACTGACCACCCAACTATCTTTGGTACTGTCAGCAATGAATTAGCAACATCTGCTGATCTCTCTGAAACATCTATTGAACAAGCATTGATTGATATTAATGCATTCAGAGATGAGAGAGGATTGAAAGTTGCAGCGCAAGGAGTAAAAATGATTATTCCTTCAGAACTTCAATTCACAGCAGAGAGAATTATGAAATCTGCTAATAGAGTTGGCACAGCAGATAATGACTTGAATGCATTAAAGAGCATGGGAATGGTCCCACAAGGTTATGTAGTGAACAACTACTTAACTGATACTGATGCTTTCTTCATTATTACTGATGTTCCTAACGGTATGAAATACTTTGAAAGATCACCAATCAAAACTTCAATGGAAGGTGATTTTGATACCGGTAACGTAAGATACAAAGCAAGAGAGAGATATTCTTTCGGCTTCTCTGACTTCAGAGGTATCTTTGGTTCACCAGGTGCATAATAAGTAATTTTATAAATACTTTTAAAAGGGGCCTTATGGCCCCTTTTTTTATGGGAAAGTTCCTTGACTTTATGGGAAATTAATGTACAAAATAAAAGCGGATAATATTGACAAGGAGATATATTATGACCGCAGTATCACAGTCTTTAATCGCTGAGAAAATTAAACTCGAATCTCAGTGGAATTCTCATTATCTTAATTCTGGTAAAGAAACTCTTGAAATGAAATCTATTGAAGAGAGAATTAAAAGAATCTTAGCTAAAATAAGATGGAGACATCAAGACTATGAGAGTCATTTATTTTTTAAATAAACTTGCTCTCTAAATAAAAATAGCTATATTTAACCTTCTAGGAAAATAAACTAACATACAGACTGACCTAGCAGACGAACGTAGAGACTGTATGTATTTTTACTACGGAGGTAAAAAATGGGAACAACCACATTTCAAGGTCCAGTTGTATCTAAAAAAGGTTTTTTTAGTACAGGACCAGGTAATGTAGTAACAATAAACTCAAGCGATAGCTTGACAACAGCTAGCCACGCAGGAAGAATTGTTTACAACTCTGCCGCAGGCGCTGTGACTTACACATTACCAGCAACAAATGCAAACTCTGATTCTGCCGTTGCAGGACCAGGGCCAGACTTAAACAATCTAAGCAACGTCGGCGCTACTATCGAAATTTTTGCAGATATTACAAAGACAGGTGACTTAGTTGTTCAAGTTGCAAATGCAACTGACGTTATGGTAGGAAGTGCATTATTTATTGATGACTCATCCGACAATGTCGTTGGTTTTGAAACAGCTTCAACATCAGATACTATCACTTTAAACGGTAGCACAACTGGTGGTGTAACTTACTCAAAAATTGTTTGTACAGTTCTTGCTTCAGGTAAATGGAAAGTGTCTGTTGATTCCGGATGTACCGGAACACCAGCAACACCATTTAGTGCTGCGGTAAGTTAATGATTAATTAGGAGCCCTCCAAGAGGGCTCCTATGCAAAGGAGAAAAAAATGGCAAGTAAAGGTGACGTAAAAGCAGTTAGGTTTACATCAGCAGGAGTAGTTTTTGCAGGGAGAACTAGACTCAGAGGAATTATTTTAGCATCTGACGGTGGTGGAGCAGGAACAATTATATTGCAAGACAACACAGATAGCTCAACTTTATTTCAAGCTGACGTTCCTAACGGTGATGTATTTTCTATGAATGTCCCAGAAGACGGAATATTATTTCCTGGTGGAATGAAAATTTCTACAATTACAAACATAGATGCAGCTACTTTAATGATAGACAAATAGGATTAAACAATGGCCACTTCAGGTACAACTGCTTTTGATCTAGATATTGATGAGATAATTCAAGAAGCATACGAACGATGTGGAATGACGGCTCGAACAGGTTATGGATTAAAAAGCGCTAGACGTTCTTTAAATATACTTTTTTCTGAATGGGGAAATAGAGGACTTCATCTATGGAAAATAGATTTAGCCGCGGTGCCTTTAGTAGAAGGTCAAGCTGAATATAATGCAACCACAGATAGCACTAATTTTCCTGGTAATGTAAATGAAATTTTAGAAGCTTATGTTAGAAATAATACTACTGCCACAGCACCTGTTGATACTCCTATATCTAAAATAGACAGATCATCATATTCTGCAATCGCAAACAAACTATCTAAAGGTACTCCTAGTCAATATTATGTTGATAGAACAACTTCTCCTAGCATATTTTTATATCAAACTCCAAGTAGTAGTTTCTCAGGATCTAATTTTCTATTAAAATTTTATTATTTAAAAAGAATTGAAGATGCTGGAGCCTACACAAATCAAACAGATATTGTATATCGTTTTATACCATGTATGTGTGCAGGGTTATCTTATTATTTGAGTTTAAAAATAGCTCCAGATAGATCACAAAATTTAAAATTATTATATGAAGATGAATTAACAAGAGCTTTAAATGAAGACAGTTCTTCTACTAGCACTTTCTTAACACCAAAGGTATACTTTCCAACAACATGACAAATTTTGCAAGAGGTAAATACGCTAAGTCTATTTCAGATAGAAGTGGAATGGAATTTCCTTATAGTGAAATGGTAAGAGAATGGAATGGATCAAGAGTTCATATTTCAGAGTTTGAACCTAAACAACCACAATTAGAATTAAAAGTTCATGCTGCAGATCCAGAAGCTCTACAAAACGCAAGAGTAGATAGAACTGAACCAACTGTTGCTGTTCTATTAAATATAAATTCTTTTAAAACAGGCAGTGCAAGTTCTTCAACTATAACAGTTACAGAAATAAATCACGGTAGAGCATCTAGTGATACAGTTCGATTTAGAAATGCAATTAGTTTTGATGGTATTTCTGGAACTAATATTAATAAAGCTGCAGGATACACAATAACAAAAGTAGATGCTGATACTTACACTTTTAGTGTAGATACAGACACAGCAACTGCAGGGAATGTAAAAGGAGGGGGCGAAAACGCATCAGCCGGGCCCGTAACGATATCACCATGACAATGACTCTTAGTGAATTAAAAACAAATATTAGAAATTACAGTGAAGTAGACGATGGTGTTTTAACAGATGCCGTTTTAAATGTAATTATTAAAAATGTAGAAAATAGAATTTTCAGAGCCGTAGATTCTGACGATACAAAATTTTATGCAAATTCAGATTTAACTATAGGTAATAGATTTGTAACTGTGCCTTCTGATACTAGAATTATCAGATACGTTCAACTAACAAACCCCACAACCTCAGATCAATTTTTCTTAGAACAAGTTGATACTTCTTTTTTAGCAGAATATTTTCCTGACCCAGATAACTCTAGTGATTATGCAACTCCTAGATATTATGCTCATTGGGACTCTGATAACTGGGTTGTGGCTCCAACACCCGATGCAGCTTATAAGATAACTCTAGCTTATATAAAACAACCAGATACTATAACCACCTCTGATTCTAGCACTACCTATTTATCTAACAATTTTCAAGATTTGTTGATTTATGGGTGTATGGTAGAAACTCTAAAATACTTGAAAGGGCCAGATAATATGGTACAAATGTACGAGGCATCCTATCAAGAGGGGCTTCAAACGTTTGCGGCAGAACAACAAGGTCGAAGACGCAGAGACGAATACACTAGTGGTGCAATTCGTTTAGATATACAATCACCACAACCAAAAATGAAATAAAAGGAGACTATAAATGGCTAATATAATACCAGATGCATTTAAATCAGAACTCTTATCTGGAACACACAACTTTGCCAACGGTGGCAATAGTTTTAAAATAGCTTTGTACACAGACATCTCTGGATATTCCACATCAAGCACTGCATATTCTACCTCTAATGAAGTTTCTTCTTCAGGTACTAATTATTCTGCTGGTGGAAATGCCTTAGATAGTCAAGCGGTTGCTGTTGCAAGTAACACAGCTTTTGTTGATTTTGCAGATGAAGTTTTTTCATCAGTGACTTTATCAGCAGTGGGTGCAGTTATTTACAACGATACAAACTCTGACAAACTCGTTGTTGTTCTAGATTTTGGAGGAACTAAAACTGCTACTAACGGAGACTTTACAATTCAGTTTCCTGCGGCAGGTGCTTCAACAGCTATAATAAGGATTGCGTAATAAATTATGGCTTTAGTTTTAAACGACAGAGTTAAAGAAACTACTACTACGACCGGCACAGGTACGATTAACCTGGGAGGTGCTCAAACCAATTTCGAAACTTTTGTAGCAGGAATTGGAAACAGTAATACTACTTATTATGCTATTGTTCATAGAAGTAGTGCTGAATTTGAAGTAGGCTTAGGAACAATAACAGACGCCTCTCCAGATACTTTAGCTAGAACTACAATTATTTCTAGTTCTAATAGTGATAGTGCTGTTAATTTTTCTGCAGGAACAAAAGACGTATTTTGTACACTCCCTGCAAGTAAAGCAGTATTTGAAGATGCTAGTTCTAATGTTACCTTACCTGCTGATTTATCAGTTGGAGATGATCTCACAGTTTTAGGTGGTGTTATTGAGTTTAAATCAAACAGTGGTTCACCAGCTTCACTTAAAATGTATTGTGAGTCATCTAATGCTCACTTTCAAACATTACAACCACAACCACATTCAGCTAGTGCTGCAAACACTTTAAGATTACCTGATAGTGGTGATAGTGGGACACAAGATTTAGTTGCTGTTGATATTACACAAACATTAACAAATAAAAGATTAACCTCTCCAAAATTAAATGAAGATGTGGCAATTACTGCTACAGCTACGGAAGTAAATTTATTAGATGGTGTGACTGCAACCACCGCGGAGTTAAATATTTTAGATGGTGTTACATCTACTGCCGCTGAATTAAATATTTTAGATGGTGTTACATCCACCACAGCTGAGTTAAATATACTTGATGGTGTAACTACTACAGCCACAGAATTGAATATCATGGATGGTGATACTGCTGCTTCATCAACAACTTTAGTAGATGCTGACAGAGTGGTTACTAATGATGCAGGAACGATGAAGCAAGTTGCTTTATCAGATTTAAAAACATATTTATCTAGTGCAGGATTCTCAACTGAGGACCCAACAGCATTAGCTATTGCATTAGGATAGGAGGGTAAATGGCCAATACTTTTAAAGTGATAACAAAAGCAGGTGTAACAAGTGCTGATGTTATTTACACAGTAGCAGGTTCTACAACAACAGTGGTTCTTGGTATTATGGTAGGTAACACAACTACAACACAAATTACTGCAACAGTAAGTTTAGGATCAGATACTTCCAACAGAGCAGGCGCAAACAACGAAGCTAATCAAACAGTTGAGTTAGTAACCAATGCACCCGTGCCTGTAGGTGGTACACTTGAACTATTGTCTGGTAACAAAGTGGTTATGGAAACAACTGACACACTTTCGTTAACAGCTTCAGGTGCTGCAGATATAGCTTTATCAATTATGGAGATAACCTAGAATGGCATATCTTGGTACACCTATAGATACAACCAATCAGTTTCAGTCTTTACAAGGTAAACGATTT